TGTGCCTGCACTGCGTGACTTTTTCTTGTCAGCGGCGGCTTTCTTCATGGTTTCTTTTTTGTCGCCATCCTTGTCAAGATCCAAGAAGTCTGGCTTGGATTTTTTCTTTTCACCAAGACCGACCACATCGGCTTCACGCACGGTTTCCATGTCGCCGTCACCATCTAGGTCGGCTTTCTTCAAACCAGCGGCACGAGCTTTCATCAAGTTGCCTGTGAACCGGTTGCCTTCTTCCATGTCGGCTTCGTCCATCTTGTCGTGTTTAGCACGAATTTTTGCCATGGTTTCTTTGCTGGCACCTTCACGACCGGCTTTTTGTAGAGCCTTCATGCCAGTCTCGCCGTATTTCTTTTTACCTAGATAAGCCTGTAGTGCTGACTCATCCATGTCTGATTCTTCTACGCTTTCTTTGGCACGTAGTTTGGCCAACACCGCACCTGCAACCTTTTCGCCACGCTCTTTGCTGCCATAACGCTCACCGGCTGATTTAGCGATCTTTGAAAACATCTTGCCTGGCTTGCCAATGTCTTTGCCAGCACGTGCCTTCTTGGCTGAGTAATCGCCAGTGCTGCCTTCTGCCACAGCAGGTTGAGCTGACTCGGTGAGCTCTTGTTTCTTGGCTAGATCAGCCATGCGTTTGTTTAGATCGTAAAAAAATGTCATGCTGTTATCCTCTTGGGTTGGCGCCAGTAGCTGGGCGTGGTGGGCGTTTTACTTTGGTCATAGGGCTTGATGTGCCCATGGGCAAATCATTTGTGGTCTTGGCTGGCGGTGTCTTGCCACCTGCCACAGTGAATTCACTGCGGTAAGCATTCTTCAACACAGCATGTTGATCATAGGGTGCTGAGTAATCTTTGCTGAGTGCTTTTTGTTCTGCATCAGGTGCAGGATAGTCTGTGTCTGTGAGCAGGTCTTTGTTTTGATCTTCAATCTTTTCTTTTTCGTCCATCATGCTGTCTTCATAGGCCGTGGTCAACAAACGAATACGGTTTGGATCAAGGCCCAACAACTGAGCAATCTGTTGGATCTGTGGTTCGATGGCTGGATAACGGAATTCACAATCCATACTGCTCACGCTTTCGTTGGCGGCTGCAGGAAAGTCTGCAGGTTTGAGCTGGATGGGTGTCTTTTTCACAGCTGACACCTTGACTGGATCAAACTGTTTGAGTTTTTCTTCCAGTGCCTTTACAAAAGCAGGTTCTACATCACCCACGATTTTCACGCGATAATTGTAGGTTCTTTGGCTTTCGGCCAGGTATTCTTGAAAATTTTTCATATTTGTATCCCTATACGATATTTATGCTTTGTTATTGTTTTGGTCTCTTGTGCTCATGAGTCGTTCCAACAAATCGTTGCGACTCAGCACCTGTCCGTGTGCTGTTTCCACAGCTTCATCACCACCCTTGCTGGCCTGGTCCTGATCCATTTTCATCTTTTTCAACTGCAGATCAACCATTTTGAGTTTTTTGTTGAGCTTGGCTGTCTTGGCTGTGAGAGCATGGCCCAGCATGGTTCCAGCCACAGCAAATATTTCACTGGCATAACGGCTGTCCACCTGCATGCCCAAATCCATCAAGTTGTCGTAGCTTTCTTTGGCCATGTTGGCCAAGTCATCTAGCTCACGATCCCCAGTTTCTAGATCACGCACCATGGGCAAAGCCGCATCAATCTTGTCTATAGTGGCGTCTATTTCTTTGAGTGCAAGTTGAGTCACTGGTATACTTTCCGGTTCAGTAGTTTCGCTTTCACACCCACTGGGCGGAAAGTCAAACAACTCCTCTAATTTTCTTGTCATAGCCCTATTTACCGGTCCGTTTGGCACCTTGGTGGAATATTTGATCTTCGTTGATTACTCTAAATGTCAGTCCGTTGCGCCGTGCCCATTTGGTAGCCGCGTCCCATTTGGCGTAGTTGACTGCCACAATGGCACGATCTCGGTCGGTCATTTTACTTTCAATCAGACTTTGTTTTTTGGGCTTGATTTCGATCAGTTCAGCCCGTGTGGTATTGTCACGTCCACGATAGGTCACAAAAAAATCTGGCACATACATGCTCTGTTTTCCGGTGATGGGATTTCTGTAAGGTATCGTGATGCTTTCACTGGCCCACTGCACGATGTTGTCATTGCTGTCAAGAAACATCATAAAGGTCATTTCCCACCCACTCCTGTATCTGGGTGTACCTTTGCCCACATACTTGCCAGGATTCCTTACTGTGTAAACACCCTGTCTAAAATTGGCCATGTCATGCTCTCACATTCCTGGCTGCATAAAAGTTGGGTTGAGTCGGAGTAAGTACTCCCAACAAAGTTGCAGGACTGCGCACAGTGTTGAGATAGTAGGCCATGAGTATGGTTATTTCTGGCTGGCTCTGTCCACCTTGTTGAAATGTCTGCAACAAGGTCAGTGCTGATTGATTGGTTTCTTCTGCGACTCTAAACAGAGCACTGGCAAAATTTTCTGCGGCCAATGCTGTTGTAAACACACTCTTAAAATAACTTACAACTGCATCATACTCTTCAGCTGGCACATTGGCTGAATAGTTGTAGAATGCATCAAAAATTCTTACAGTTTGATCAATTTGAGGATTAGCGGCGTTTATGGTGGGCACTGTTATCCTCCAGGATTAAAAGGAGGTGTTCTGGTGCCCACTGGTGGCGTTGGAAAGAAAATACCATCCAACTGACCGCGATTTGGTACTGGTAGTCCGACCGGACTAACCGAAGGAGTTGTGCTGCCAAGCACTCCGCGCATGGCTCCGGGCAGACTGCCACGGATTATGTTTCTGGCACTTTGATTGACTTCTCCATTGACAATACTGCGAATATTTTTGTCTTTGAATGTGAAATAAGCGGTGCCAGCTTTTTGTATGGCACCAATGGCTCCAGCAACTCCGCCACTTTGTAAGTCTTCAATAATGCCAATGCCGGCATCTAATAAACCACCTTGTCCTAGCACAGTTTGTGTGGCCCCGGGGCGATTCAATGCACTTGGTACGTTGTCATAGTAGGCTGGATCTGCAAAACCAACCACGTTGGTATCTGGCCGTACTCCACCAATGGCGCCTGTGTAGTATTTGACTGTTTCGTAACGTATGGTCATTCTATTGTTCATGGTACCATTGCCTTGACTGTAGTCATAGGTATCATGCACCCATTCGGTGATCATAGGATTGATTAAAATATATTCTGCAAATTTTCGCTGATTGAGGCCATAGATTCTTATGTCTCTAAAGAATGGTGGTTTGCCTGAAGGTGTGCCATCCAATGTGGTGTATCCATCGTTGTAGCTTTCACCAATATAGCCCCAGTCGTTGACTGTACGGCTGTTGTCATAAATGTCTCTGTTGTTGTAACTGAATCCTACTGGCGACTGCATCATGGCTGCCATCTGACCATTGGTACTGCTCACATTGTCATATTTTTGACTGGGATCTTTGTAATAATATTTGAAATAATTGTACCACGTGGAATTCGAGAGTCACAGGATTGTAATCTATCTTGGTCTGGGCCAGACGTTTACGATTGTACTGATTAAGTGTTTCAACACTCATGCTGTAGCTAGGCAGTTGTGCTGTTTTTACCATGAGTCCTACTTGAGCCACATCTTGATTGGGGAAGGCACTGCGCAGTGCTGGAATCTGCTGAGTGTTTATTGTGAAATAAACATGGAACAGGAACTTTTGCCGTGGAGCAAGTTCGTATCCATTGGTAAGGAAAGTTTTACTGGCGTGAGCGTAAGTTTTTAACCCGTCCGCGCCAAAAAATCCTTTGAGGAAATCTTGGCCAAAAGCCATGGTTTAGCCTACCCCAGTGGCTACGTCACCCACGGTACGACCAATCAATGTACCAACACCTTGTCCAGGAGTTTGATTGGCGTTGTCAAAGCGTATGGTCATGGAAATTGAAGCCACAGCACTTTCACTGTAGTCCATGTTGTTGTAGTTCACGCTCTTGAGATAACAACCATAGATTTCCCAGTTTTCTAGTACCACTGGTTCAGCCACGCCGTTGCCACCATCCAATACTTCAAAGCGAGTCAAGAACTTGTAGTCGATGCCTGCCGCAGCCGAAGCCATTTCCATGAAATCCAACTGTTTCTGCAATTGCTCACCAACTAATCTGGACACATTGCCGCCAGCATCATCGCGTATGTTGCAAGTGATATCTTGCCAAGAGTATTTTCCGGCCAGTTTTATAGTGCTGTTGTAGATAGGCACATCAATGTCAGCAAAATCCACCTGGGGACGTGTAAAATCCATGACCTGTTTGGTCAATTCTGTACGCGGTGTACTTACTCCAAAATTTTCAAATATCACTCTAAAGCGATATTTGAGTTTGGGCATCAACAAGCCCTGATTTGGATTGCTTTGGTCACTGGCCAAAGGCACTGTCATTCTGGTTAACGATGAAACTGCCATGGTATTATCTCCTATATACTTTATTTATGGTGTTTGATACCATGTTATTAACCCGCTGTTGCCACGGTGCTGATGCTGGTTGCTATCTCACCGGTGTTCTTGATACGCAGAGGAATGTAAATGAATTCAACTGCTTTGACAGGTTCAATGGCAATGTCCACATACAATTCGTTGCGATCAATGCGTGCTGGCGTGTTGTTGGTCAAATCGCATATTACCAGGTATC